ATAATACAACAGGCGTGTTTAGATATACACCACCAACACCGGGCGGTATTGGTGCATTAAGTGCAGAAGTAAATGATTTATCTGATGCAGTTACTTGGGCAGATGTACCAGATGCAAATATTACACAATCAAGTGTTACACAACACCAAGCCGCACTAAGCGTAACAGAATCACAAATTAGCGACTTAGGTAGTTATATTACAGACTACACAGTAGTTGCTAATGACTTAAATGCTATTAGCGTGGGCGCACTTAGCGATGTTGATCTTACTGGAGTTAGTAACGGAGAAGTGTTAGCATGGAACAATACTAACAGTAGATTTGAACCAGCATCTCCTGCAGGATCAGGCGGTATTGCACTAACAGATTTAAGTGTAACATCAAATACGCCAAGCGGCACAGGCACACTTACGTATGACAATGCTACTGGAGCATTTAGTTACACACCACCTGTTACAGGTGCAACTGAAATTGACGATTTAAGTGATGTTAGTATTGCTTGGGTTGGTAACTTACCATTAGATAATAAAGGACAGTTATTAAGTTGGACTGGTAGTACATTTATTAACTATACAGGTACTACTATTGATAAGATTACAGAAAACACATTAGTAGAATTTCAAGTTGGTAATGTAGGTACACAGTCTTACAATTTCTTTCCACATTATTCAGGACAAAATCCAACAATATATGTAATGTCAGGCACAACAGTTTCGTTTAAATTAGACGGAGCTCAAGGACATCCATTTGCTATTCAAGATCCTACAGGAACTACAATTACAGATGCTACACAAATTTTCCATGTACAAACTAATGGTAATAAAACTACTGGCTCATTAGCACAAGGTAGATCAGAAGGTGTATTGTATTGGAGAATACCTGAAAGTTATTCAGGTGGTTATAGATATCAGTGTACTGCTCACCCTGCTATGGTTGGATCAATTCAAATAAAAAGATTTAGTCAAATTTAAGTAGACTATTTAACTCACGTCTTAGATCAACAGTTTCTTTAATAAGCGAATTAATATTGCCTAGTTTAGCAAAGCCTCTACTAGACGAATGTACTGTATCTATACTTTCTATTTTATCTTTAAGGGTTGCAAGTAACTGTTCGCAATGTAGTTTTCCTTTTGGGTTAGTTACTTGTGTAATTGCTTGTTCCCAACGTAAAATATCATTTACGTAGTCGTTATGCTGTGCTAGTGTTCGCAAGTTCTTCTCCTGTTGGAGTTAAGTTATACGTGTCAGCATCATCGTCAATATCGCCGACTTCAGTAAAACTACCACTAGGACTTAAACATTCAATACTTGCAGGCATAAGTGCTGGTACATTAAATACTTGTCCTTCTTTTAGATTTGATTCAAATAGTTGTCCTGTTGCAGTATCAATATAATTTAGTCTAAAATTACCATCGTTAATAAACCAACTTTTATTTTTAACTTTATGAAAGTGCATACTAGTTTTATTAGGTTTGTTAAAGCCTACAATTTTACTATAATATGAATCTGTTTTAGCCCATATTGCTTCGTAACCGTAGGACGTTTGTTTTACATTCTCTGTCATTTATTCCTCTAGTAAATCTATAACTTGAAATACTGTTTCTAATTTAGAAAGGTTAGTTTTATTTTGCAGTGTATTTCGTAGTCCTTGATGTAATGTCTTTGGCCAACAACCAAAGTCAACCCACGCATATCCGCTGTGTTCATCGTTAAGAATAGGAATAAACTCTCCTTTACAGCACACAAGGTATGTATGAAAATTGAACTTTGCATCGTTAGATACAAAAGTTTCTAACGGAATAGTTTTTACAATAGGAGTTGTTTCAGATACTTCCTCAGCAATTTCTCTCTTTAGAGCTTCAAATGGTGTTTCACCATTTTCGTTACCGCCACCAACAAGTCCCCAAGTCCCAGCAGTTTTACCACCAGCTCTATGTAAAAATAAAAAACGTTTAGTGTCAAGAGCATAGAATAGTGCTCCACTACAAATTATCTTGTTCATACTAGTAATTAGCCGTCTAGGTTAATTGACCAGTCACCTTTGGCATATTCACCGTCTACACTTAGTAGCCATTGATCGCCGTCCCAGTAGTATTGTACACCTGTATTAAGATTTGTAGTATATAAAGTAGTAATTACTTCGTCGTTGTATATAAGTTTATCAGCACTTGCATCAAATACTATTTGCCATGCAGTGCCGTCCCATTCAATAATATCATTAGAGTTTGCAACAAAGTCTGTTCCGTTTGCATTTTTCCAAGCATCAGCACCATCTGTATTTGTTGTACTACCAATGCTACCTAATAATAACAGTCTTAGTCCTGCTACTTTAGCAGTAGTTGGGTCATAACGTAATGGATCAATAATGTAGTCTATACTTGAATATTGATTTGCATTACGTGCAGGGCCTTGTACAGTACTATTACTAGGTAATGTATCTCTATCAAAGTCAATTGTAAGTTTAGTTTCGTCTAATGGATTAATAGTAATACGTCCTGCAAGCATTCCGTTTATATCAGGCTTTCTAAAATATGCAATACTTAACCCTGCTCTGTAAGATCCTAATAATGCATCAAAATGGTCTCCCCATTTTATATTACTAGGCAATCCGTTTTTAAGAATTTGTGCTTGACCATTTAAAATTAATACTCTATGTTGTGTGTAATTTTTTACTACTTCTTTAGTATGTCTAGTTTTTTGTTTTCTAGGATTCATTATGCCGTCACCATCACTAGGTGCCGCACCTGTGTCAACAACATTAGTAGTGTTATCTAATGTATCTTGTACAACAGGTTCAGTCATTCCGCCCATACTAAACAAATTAGTACCTTGTAACATCTGTTCAAAATCAACATATCCGTCACCGTCAAAGATGCTTGTAACAATATTTGTAACAACGCCTAAACGTTTTACTTTTGCTGGAGGACTAATATAAATTGGAGTACTAAATGTCATTGATCCAACATCTATTTCGCTATCAACACCTGTTGGTATTGAACGACTACTAAAGTTAACACTATCAAGCATAATAGTTGTTAAACTAGTCCAGTCTAAATAGTTGTCAGTTGTTTGTATATCTAAACTTGGATTAAAGAGCATTAATATTTGCTCCATAATTTGTAATTTCATATCTGTGTTTGTTGACCATAGATCAACATTTACAGTTAGCCTGTATGGTGTTGGCATCAAACGTTCTACAGTATATTGTTTACCTGCTTCATCATTATAGGCGCCCGCACTATCTTTTCCACGTTCTCTAATATGTCTTTTGTTTACATAACTGGAATCACTAGTACGATCTCTATCTAGTTCTAGTCCTGTAATGTAAACAGCCATACGTGGCGCACTAGGTATTTTATTTTCTGAATTATCTCTTAATATTGAGCCTACTTGTCTAGTAAGATCTCCGTACAATACAGGTACTTGCTTTTCAGTGCCATCACCTGTTTGATAACTGAAGTTACTAAACAGACGCATCATCTGTACAAGATACTTTCTTATTTGTCCGTCATAAAAATGTTCAGCCATTAGTTATCTGCCTTAGGTTTTAATACTTGTGAAAGAGCTTGACGTTGTTGCGTTCTTTCATTGTAAAGTGTTATTGTATGCAGTCCTGCATTTTTAATAGCAGTAGCACTTGGTAAAGTTAATTTTACAAGTTGTGTACTGCCGTCTTGACTTGTATATGGCTTTAGTATTCCAGGATAGTTAGTAGCACTATTCATTGGATAGTCTACAACTGCATAACTAACTACATCGATGCCATCTCTAGTGTCACTAGTGTGTTCTATTCTTATATATTTTGCTGACATATCAGCAATGTCTGTTAGCAACTCAGTTTGTCCAATAGTTAATTGCATAAAGTCTGTTGCTATAGGAGTATCGTATAGATAAGTGTCTACATCATTAATAAACGATCCTCTTAGTGTATCTTTAGTTCCATTATTCATTGGAGCTCTCTTAACATCATGTACTTTTATCCAACGATTTTTTTCGTATCTAAATAACCTTTGAGGTAAAAAGTCTGTTCGCATAAAATAGTCACCGTCTACAGAGTTAACTGGAAAACTTATACCGCTACCAAACTGACTTCCGTTAGGTGCAAATTCATCACCTATCAATAGTCCATCATAACCGTGTCCTCTAGGTGTTGCTTTGTCAGTTATTGTACTGCCGTCATCAGCAACTTGTTCTACTGCGGCTCTACCTGTATCTTCATCTACTGCAAGTGTATATAATGCTGTATCTGTATCATACCCGCTTTTAGGAGTATTAGTATTTGCTTCTGCAACTACAGCATTGTTAACATTCATTTCTGCTTCGAATGTTGATAATACATCACGTAGTGTACCATCTTCTGGATAGTCTTCACTTGCTGGTAAGTCAAGTATATCTTTGTACTCTTGACTGTCTACTATTTGTTTTAATTTAAGTCTATATAAGTGTGGATACCAAGTTGGTGAAAAGCCTTCTGCGGCTCTATTAATATCTTCAATAACATAAAAACGTTTTAGTGCAACACTAAAATCATTCATTGCAAATTCATCTTTTAAATGAGGAAGCTCTATAACATCGCCAGGCATAAGTTTACGCCCAACTGTTTGTACTGATGTATTAATATGTACTGTCATAAACAAAGTATCGTTGCTTAAGAACAAACCAAATTGGCTTAGATCAAAGTCAATGTCCTGTACATTGTAAATACCTCTGATAGTGTAGATATCTTTATCATACTTTCTATCTCTATTTTCTAAAAACAACATATCTTGGATCTGTGTATGATCCTTTTCTGTTGTTCCGTCATTCGTACCGATATACTTATGGACAAACAGGTCTGTTCCTCCGATATCGAACATTTCATTTATCTGGCGGTCTAAGAATTGAAAGTCTTTTCCGCGTTCTGGTTTATATAAACTTAACTTTGGCATATACATATTTATCGTAACGATAGTAACTACGATAAATACTATGACGGAGAAAACTAAATGGCAGTTAACCAAACACAAAAACAAGCAATATTTGACTATGTAAACGCCTTCCTGGGCGGTGGTATGGTTGATGTAGAACTGGATCCAATCCACTATGAAACTGCTTTATCCAAAGCACTTAGTAAATTTAGACAAAGGTCTGATAATTCAGTTGAAGAATCTTACTTGTTTATGCCTACTGTAGTTGATCAGAACGAATATGTATTACCAAATGAAGTAGTTGAAGTACGTAAACTGTTTCGCAGAAGCATTGGTTCAAGACCTGCTACATCTGCATCAGGAGGTCCTATATTTACTACGTCACATGTTGCCACAGTTTCAAAAAATCAAACATTTAGTACAAACTATAATTTAAATTCTATTGCAACTGTTGTTGTAAAAGTAAATGGACAAGCAACTACTGATTATGCAATTGACTACACAACTAGAACAATAACTTTTAATTCTGTACAAGCAGTTGGTAATGTTATTGGTATAGAATTATATGAATCAGGAGAAGCAGGTGGCGGATCATTATTTGAACCGTTTAACTTAGCATACACAAATGCATACCTATTATCAAGTTCAAACATGGGCGGACTAGCAACATACGATATGTTTAGTCAGTACCAAGAACTAGTAGGAAGAATGTTTGGATCATTTATTGAATTTAAATGGAATACTACAAGTAAAAAATTAACATTACTACAACGCCCAAGAGCTGAAGAAGAAATATTAATTTACGCATATAACCATAGACCAGATAGTGAACTACTTAATGACTATCTTGCCAATCAGTGGATCAAAGATTATACACTAGCAAGTTGCAAATATATGCTAGGTGAAGCACGTAGTAAGTTTGCTACAATCGCAGGACCACAAGGCGGTTCAGCACTTAACGGTGATGCTCTTAAACAAGAAGCCGCGGCTGAAATGGAAAAACTTGAAATGGATGTAATTAACCAAGTTGCTGGTGGCGTAGGTTACGGATTCACAATAGGCTAAAAACCACCTAAGTTAACGCTAACGATTTTGGTTCCTTGTAAATACAATATAACAAGGAGGTCCCACAATGTGCTCACCAGAAGTGCGTAAAGAAGCCAACCGTTTAAATTGGATTATCAAAGGTAAACTTATTGATAGATCCTGGAGCGACATAGAAGTCGAAAAAACTTACCATTCATATTTTAAAAGACTTTGGGGAAATAACGAAAGTTATATCCATGAAGACGGATTTGAAGAAGCATGGAAAATTCGTGAAGCTGAAATGCTGTCTGAAGAAATGGTAACTGTTGCCAATTTAGGCTACGATTAAGGTTGACATTAACTTTGTAATAGTATATACTGTAAAGTATATTCAATAAGGAGTTATGTGTGTTACCTAAACTATTAGTTGTTGGACACGGCCGACACGGTAAAGATACTGTATGTGAAATGTTAGAAGCATACGGATATACGTTCCAATCATCAAGCAAATTTTGTTCAGAACTTTTTATCTATAATGATTTGAAAGATCAATACGGATATGCTAATGAAGAAGAGTGCTATGCAGATAGGCACAATCATCGTACTGAGTGGTATGATATGATACACAACTATTGTAGCGATGACCTAGCACGTTTAGGACGTAACTTATTTGATCAGCATGATATCTATTGTGGACTACGTAACAAGCGTGAATTCTTTGCAATGCAAAATGAAGTAATATTTGACCATGCTATTTGGGTAGACAGAACAGATCATTTGCCCTTAGAAAGTTATAGCTCTATGAGTATTGAACAATGGATGTGCGACTACACTATTGACAATAATGGTACACTAGATAGACTAGAAAAAAATGTTAACGTGCTTATTAAAACAATATTTAAAAATCGGGGACTAAGTCTCCCTGCTTCCACACAACTCCCTCTTTTTGCAGAATTCTCTGACAGTTAGCACATATTGTTTTTAAGTTTTGTGGACGGCAGTTTTCTAAATTTCCGTCTATATGAAACACATTAAACTGTTCTGAGTGTTTAGATTTATAATTACACTTCTCGCAACTGCTCTTTTTCTCATAGCCTCTTTGCTTCCATTTAGGTATTCCATGACCTGCTCCATTACGTAAGCAACGCTCACACAATGACCTATAGTAAGTTCTACCATCTTTTTTATAGTTTATAGCCGCAGGACGTTGTCCGCATTTGCATAAAGGTCTCATACTGTATTTACCTCACCTTTTCGGTACCTTTTTTTATGGTATATTACAGGTGAATTATTCTTAAACTGCTAAATAACTATAACAAAGACTCATTCATTATTAATAGGAGAAATATAATGGCACTAACATCACCAGGAGTACAGGTTAGCGTAGTAGACGAAAGTTTTTACACACCCGCTGAACCAGGTACAGTACCAATGATATTCGTTGCCACCGCCGCAAATAAAACAAATGGCGCTGGTACCGGTATTGCTCCAGGATCACTGAAAGCAAACGCAGGTAAGCCTTACTTACTAACATCACAGCGTGACCTTACAGAGACATTTGGAGATCCAGTATTTTATACTGATACAAACAACAATCCAATTCATGCTGGAGAGCTTAATGAATATGGATTACAAGCGGCTTATTCATTATTAGGTGTAAGCAACAGAGCATTTGTTGTAAGAGCAGATGTTGACTTAGGCGCTTTACAAGCAACAGCAGATGCGCCAAGCGGTGCACCAGCAGATGGCGCACTTTGGACAGATACTGCATCAACAGCATTTGGTATATTTGAATGGAACGGTGCGGCAGCATCAACTACAGGCGGACAGAGCTTTGCAGTTAAAACTCCTATTATAATTACAGACGCAACAAAAACTAGCGGCTCAACTCCATATACACCAAAAGGTTCAATAGGCGCAATAGGCGACTATGCTATAACTGCTGGCTTATCAACAATTTACAGAGTATGGTACAAAAACACTTCAGGTAACTGGGTACAAGTTGGTTCAACAGCATGGACTGGAAGTACACCAAGTGCAACTGGAACAGTTGTTGTAACAGGCGGAACTACATTATTAGATTCTGATACTTTAGTACTTGACGTAGCTGGTTCTAACTATACACTAACAGCGGCGACCAGCGGTGGATCTGCTACTTCGTTAGATGATATAGTTTCAAACAGTAACACAGTACTTTCAGGTACAGGTGTTAGTGTAGCAAATCTTAACAATCAATTAGTAATTTACAATGATGGTTCAACAGACACAGAAATTACTCTTGCAGAAGGTGCTGGTAGCCCAGGACTAGCAGAGAAATTAGGCTTTACAGTTGGAAACTATTCTATTCCAGCATTAGCAATTGATCCACATACAAGTGTTCCACAATGGAAGTCAACAGGCTCAGGTCAAGTTGCTCGTCCAAGTGGAAGTGTATGGCTAAAAACTACAGAACCAAATAGTGGTGCAAGATGGAGAGTAAAATCTTACAATGCAGACACAGCACTTTGGGACTTAGTAGACGCACCAATACATGCTTCAAATCACAGTGCATTATATGCATTAGATAAAGCAGGCGGTGGCGCTAACTTAGCAAAAGACGCATTGTATGTACAATCTAACTTTACAGAAGCATCAAGCAAATTAGGTGATTTTGTATTATTTAAAAGAGCGGCGGCAGGTGCAACTACAATTAAAACTGCGGCAATAGCGGCTCAACTTTCAGCAACAGACTATACATTTAAAATAGCAGAGAGTGTTGTAGGTAGTGCGGCATTAGCAACAGCAATAGAAGTAGCATTTACTGCAACAGGTGCAAGTACTGACTCCGACGAAATGGCAGATGGTATTAACAGCGCAGGCTTTACTAACATTGTTGCTTCAGTAGACTCAGACAACAAAGTTGTAATTGAACACAAATTAGGTGGCGACTTTAGACTTGACAATGGTTCAGGTACAAGCCCACTTACATTAGTAGGTTTAACTAACGCGGCAACTAACGTATATGATGCTCCAACAGGCGATTCAACTAATGAACTAGTTGCTTCAAACTGGATGCCAGTAACATCAAGTGCTTCACAAGTGTACGTAGCATCAGCTAACGCACCAACAAGCACAACAGCAGATGGTACATTATGGTACAGTAGTGTTATTGACGAAGTTGACATGATGGTACACAATGGTACAACATGGGTTGGTTACAAATCATTATATGGTTCAAGTAACGGTACAACAGTATCAGCAACACAACCAAGTACTCCAGCAGATCAGGATCTTTGGGTTGACACATCAGACTTAGAAAACTATCCAACAATTTACCGTTGGAACAATGGTGCTCAAGAATGGCAGTTAGTTGACAAATCAGATCAAACTACTGAAGATGGTGTATTGTTTGCAGATGCACGTTATGGTACATCAGGCGGAACAACAACAGTTGCTCCAGCAGGTAGTATTGAAGACTTATTAACAAGTGACTACTTAGACCCAGATGCTCCAGATCCAGCACTTTACCCACGTGGTATGCTACTTTGGAACACACGTAGAAGCGGCTTTAACGTTAAGAAATTTGTACGTAACGCAATTGATGTTACTGCTGATAACGCAAGAGCAGGTGATGCAAGTATGTCAAGTTACTATCCACACAGATGGGTAACAGAGTCAGCTAACCAAGAAGATGGTTCAGGTAGCTTTGGACGTAAAGCACAGCGTAAAGTTGTTGTACAACAGTTACAAGCTACAATGAATAGCAATGATGATATTAGAGATGATGAATCAAGACTATTCAACTTACTAGCAACTCCAGGTTATCCAGAGTTAATTGGTGAAATGGTTTCACTAAACTTTGATAGAGGATTAAGTGCATTTATCGTAGGTGATTCACCAGCAAGATTAACATCAGACGCTACTTCATTAAATGAATGGGGTCAGAACGTTGCATTAGCAGTTGAAGATAACGATGACGGACTTGTAAGCAGAGATGAATACTTAGGTGTATTTTATCCATGGGGCTTTACAAGTGACAACGCAGGTAACAATGTAGTTGTTCCACCAAGTCACATGATGCTAAGAACTATTGCGCTAAGTGACCAAGTTAGCTATCCATGGTTTGCACCAGCAGGTACAAGACGTGGCGGCATTACAAATGCTACAGCAACAGGGTTTATTGATAACGAGGGCGAATTTAATTCAATAGCATTAAACGAAGGACAGCGCGATACACTTTATGCAGTAAGCGTTAACCCAATTACATTCATTAACGGCGCAGGCTTAGTTGCATACGGTCAAAAGACTCGTGCAAGAGGTGCAAGCTCATTAGATAGAATTAACGTAGCACGTTTGGTAATTTACTTACGTGGACAGTTAAACAAATTAGCTAAACCATATATCTTTGAACCAAATGATAAGATCACACGTGATCAGATCAAACAGGCCGCAGAGAGCTTATGTTTAGAGTTAGTTGGTGCAAGAGCATTATATGACTTCTTAGTTGTATGTGACGAAAGCAACAACACTCCAGCTAGAATCGATCGTAACGAGCTTTACTTAGATATAGCAATAGAACCAGTCAAAGCAGTAGAGTTTGTTTACATTCCGCTACGTTTGAAAAATACTGGTGAGATAGCAGGCTTGTAAAGATGATAAATATATATAACAAATTAGGAGCAAAGTAAATGGCTATTTCATCATTATCAAAAATCACAGTTCCATTAGCTTCGGATGCAAGTAACTCTACACAAGGGTTGCTTATGCCAAAACTCCAGTATCGCTTTAGAGTGTCACTGGAAAACTTTGGTGTAAGTGCAGGCGAAGTTACTGAACTAACAAAACAGGTTCAGGATGTTACTAGACCAAACGTAAGCTTCGAGACAATGACTGTTGACGTATACAACTCAAGAGTTTATCTTGCAGGTAAACATACCTGGGAAGCTATTACACTTACTTTAAGAGACGATGCTACTGGTGCTGTACAAAAACTAGTTGGTGAACAACTACAAAGACAGTTCGACTTTATGGAACAGTCAAGTGCGGCAAGCGGAATTGATTATAAGTTTGTAACTAGAATTGAAATTCTAGACGGTGGTAACGGTAACTATGCACCTGAAACACTAGAAACTTTTGAACTATACGGTTGTTACTTAGAAAGTGCAAATTACAATTCATTAGCATACAGTGCTAACGAACCAGTAACAGTTGCATTAACAGTTAAGTACGACAATGCTATCCAAACATCAGGCGCAAGCGGTGGTGGAGTAGGTACTGCTATTGGAAGATCAGTAGCGGCTATAGCAAGTACAACTGGCGCAAGCTAAGTTACTTAATAGTACAACAAATTAGGATTAGGGGCTTCATTGCCCCTTTTTCATTTTATACGCAGTTAATAACATTGGATAAATATTAGTATGGCGAACATATTCAATGGATTCTTAGATAACTTAGTAAACGGCGCACTTAGTCCAAAGGGCGACATGGCCGACTATTCACATGCGGCACGTTTATTCACAGACGACAACTTTCGTTTAGCTCCCAAACAAAAGTTTCTATATCATGTAACACTTAACTTAAACGACAACGTAGTAAACAAAGTATTACCAGGTTGGGTTAGCAGACATACTAATGAAGTTAATATGCTTGTTAAGAGTGTAACTATGCCTAGTTTTGATATTACAACTGAAACTAAGAACAAATACAATCGTAAAAAGAATGTACAAACACGTATAGATTACGGTCCTGTAAATATTATATTCCATGATGATAACAATAGCATAACAACACAGTTATGGACAGCATACTATAACTATATGTTTAGAGATGGTACATATGGTAGTAGAGATGGCGCAGGTGCACCAAATCAAACTGCAAGACCATATGACAGATTTAATACGTATAAAGGTAGTACACAAAACGGCGACCGCTTTGGTTTAGATAACAATCAATACGAACCGTTCTTTACAAGTATACAGATATCACAGTTAGCAAGACATCAATATCTTACACTAACATTAGTAAATCCAATAATTGAAAAATGGTCACATGACACACTTGATAATTCAGCAAGTGCTGAGCCTGTGCAGAATACAATGACAGTAGCATACGAAAGCGTATTCTATGCAGACGGTGCTGTAGCAGAAGGATCAACACCTAAAGGATTTGCAACAGAACATTATGATTCGACACCTAGTCCAATTGCCGCAGGTAGTGGTGGAGGACTATTTGGTAGCTCGGGTATATTAGCAGGCGGTGTTAGTGTACTAGGAGATTTAGCAGGCGGTAAAGCAGACTTAGGTACATTACTTACAGCGGCACGTACAGTTAAAAACGCTAAGAAACTTACTAAAGAAGGTTTACGTAATGAAGCATATCAAGTTGCAGGACAAACTATTAGAACAGCAACAGGAACAAATGTAAGCGGACTTGCTAATACTAGTTTTCCAAAATCAGGTGGTAACGGTACACAAACAACTGAAGCAAAACCAATTACAACTATTAGGCAATCTAAACAATTAGATACAGCAGACTTACAAACAGCATTAGATAACAATACAGAACTAAAAGACTTAGTTGCAGAAAGAGCTGTTGCAATAGGTGCAGTAAGTACACTGTCAGGTTATAATGTAGGTAATGCCGCAGGACTTGGTGCATATGATAACCTTACTGTAAATGAAAAAACAATAGTTAGAAACGAAGTTGATCAATTACTAAGTAATGAAGATCCCAAGATGCTATCCATTACTAACTCCATAGTCACTAAATACAGAGAAGCACAATCAGGCAGTAGTACTATTGCCGCACAAAAGAATCCATTAGGAAACGTATAATATGGCAAATAATTTACCAGCAGTTAAAGCACAAGATAGTGGTGCTGAAGTTAAAGAATTTTTCAATCAATACTTAACAGAAAAAACTTCTTATCCAGCAAATGATGTTGACGCAGTAATAGGCTTTTTTGAAAACAGAGGCTTTGAAAAATCAAGTGCTATTGCAGTAGGTACAGCAATCTTAAATCAAGCAAAAGTAGATGACATAAATGTGTTTGAACTTATTGATACACTAAAAGGTATAAATGCAACACAAATGAGTGATATCATTGCTAACATACTAAACTACAGTAGAGAAAAAACAAGCACACTTGGTTTTAAAGTAACTTCAAATTACGAAAAAATTGAAAAGCGAAACATCATATACTAAAATGCCATGGGAAGATTTGCACAGGGAAAATATAGTCTCAAAAATCCTGAGAAGTATATAGGTACAAAAACACCAACTTATAGAAGTAGTTGGGAGTTTACGTTTATGCGTTTTTGCGACGAACACCCAAGTGTTGCTAAGTGGGCTAGTGAAGCAATTAAAATACCATACAAAAATCCATTAACCGGAAAGCATACAATATATGTTCCGGACTTCTTTATTGCATATGCAGACCGTAAAGGCAAGCAACGTGTAGAACTAATAGAAGTAAAACCAGAGAATCAAGCAGTAAAAGAAAAACTAGGTCGAAGTAAGCATAACCAAGCATCTTGGGTCGTTAACCAAGCAAAATGGGAAGCCGCAAGGGCATATTGTAAACAAAAAGGTATATTTTTTAGAGTTATAACAGAACAAGATATATTCCATAACGGCAAAAGACGATAAATAATAGTAGCATATAATGGTATAGGACACATGACCAAAAAACTAGAAGATTTACTCAACATGCCTGATTCGAAAGAAATTATACAACAGGCAGAAAAACAAGAAAAAGCGCAAGCTAAACACGAAGTAGCTCATGAAGATAGTTTTCGTGATATAGCAGAGTTTGATAAAATTACTAGTGCATTACCAGCCGTTAAAGGCTTAGGTGATAAAGCAGATAGTGAGCTAAATGAAATAGCAGATAAAGCACTTGAAGCATATGATGATTTAATGAATCTTGGTATGAATGTAGAAAGTCGTTATAGCGGCAGAGTATTTGAAGTTGCTGGAGGACTACTTAAAACAGGACTAGATGCAAAGGTAGCAAAACTTAATAATAAGTTAAAAATGGTTGAACTACAACTTAGAAAAGAAAAGCAAGATAAAGACAGCGGTGTTACAGAAGACGGTATGATTGCTGGAGAAGGCTATGTTGTAACAGATCGCAACAGCCTCTTAGAAAAGCTCAAAGGACTCGATAAGGATAAATAACTTATATAGGATGGATAATATGGAAACACGATTTCAAGAATTGCTAAACGAGTCTAAAAAGACTTATGCATTTAAAATAGGTATTGCAGGTAATTTACCTGAAGGTTGCGAAGACAGCATCAAAACATGCTTACAAAAGTATGATGTTGCTAGTATGAGCAAAGGTAAAAAGACCCCTATTACAGAACGTCCGTTAGATTTTCCACAATTAGAAAACATGGAAGTTACATACTTCGAAGTTGAACTTAACTATCCTTCCACACAACAAGTATTACAAGAGTATATTGGACAGTGCTGTAACATAGATCAAGCACATATCATTGTAAGAAATCCATTAGAGATGCAAGAGAAGTATCAGGAAATGCCTGAAGACACTGTGTATCAAGCAAAGTTAACAACAGAAGACATGGGTGGCGAAAGCGCACAAGATTCAGTTGGTGAAAACAGAGTAATGGAATTGTTAAAAGAACTTGAAAAAGTAAAAACAGAACGTGAGCACGATCCAAGTGCGGCGGTATCGGAGACAAAATAATGAATATGAAAAAGTTAATAGAGTCGATTGATGTTGCACAGGAAGGCTTACCAATGCCTATGCCTAGTCCAGCACCAGAGATGGACAAAGGTAACCCAGTAACAATGAATGTATCAATGAATGCAAGCGGCAAAGAACATGTTGCAGATTTAATTGATATGATGAAAAACGCAGGCATGGAAGGCGCTAAAGAAGTTGACGCTGATATTATGCCAATGCGTAGAGACATGGAAAGATTACGTGACATAGTTAAAGGTCCAGATATGGATAAAGATATGGACGATCTTAAACCAGGCGTACAAGACGAACCATGTGATAATTGCGGTAAGCAACATGTTGGTGCAAGTAGTTGTATGGACGATATTGAAGCTGATGAAGCATATGCTAACGAACCAGATGAAAAATACGGTGCGATTGACGATGTAATTAATTCAGGTGATGATTTACATAAGTCTAAAGCGGCATATCCTGCAACACAGGGCGGCGACAATCCAATGGCGTTACAAGACGAAATTAAAGAAAAATTAGCGGCTAGACTCAAAGAGTTAATGGCTGGCGATGTAGAAGAAGCAGGCGACCACGATCATGATGATGACGAAGAACATGATTGTCCAGAATGCGGTGCTCCAGGCAAAAAGAAATTAATGGCTTGCGGCTCTTGCGGCTGTAGCTAAAATACACAAATTCAATAGGGCTTCCGGGCCCTATTTTTTTGAGTAAATACAGTATGAGCAAGAGTTTAGACGGTGTCCTTACCAAAAAGGCCAATCAAACAGAAACATTTAGCGAAGCACAAATTGCTGACTTACTAGCATGTACAGATCCTAACGAAGGTTACTTGTACTTTGCTAAGAAGTTTGCTTACATACAACACCCTGTACAAGGTAAGTTGTTGTTTGATCCTTATGAGTATCAGTTGCGTTTGATGCACAGTTATCACAACTATCGCTTTAATATAAACATGATGCCTAGACAAACAGGTAAAACTACATGTGCGGCAATATACCTAGCATGGTATGCAATGTTTGTACCTGATCAAACTATACTAATTGCGGCACACAAGTACACAGGTGCTCAAGAGATTATGGCACGTATACGTTACATATATGAAACGTGTGAAGATCATATTAGAGCAGGTGTTACAAGTTATAATAAAGGCTCAATTGAATTTGAAAATGGTAGTAGAATTGTATCACAAACAACTACTGGAAATACTGGACGTGGTATGTCCATATCATTACTATACTGTGACGAGTTTGCATTTGTGCAACCTAACATCGCAGAAGAGTTTTGGACATCAATATCACCTACACTAGCAACAGGTGGTCGTGCTATTATTACTAGCACACCTAACAGTGATGAAGATACATTTGCTACTATTTGGAAACAAGCAGAAGAAAAGTTTGATGCACATGGCAATGAGCAAGAACTAGGATCAAATGGCTTTCATAGTTTTGTTGCAGAATGGCAAGAACATCCAGACAGAGACGAAGAGTGGAAAGAAGCAGAAATTGGACGTATAGGCGAAGAAAAGTTTAGACGTGAGTATGGTTGTGAATTCCTAGTATTTGACGAAACACTTATTAACAGTATTAAGTTGGCCGCAATGGATGGTAAAAATCCTATATTAAATATGGGTCAGACTCGCTGGTATAAAAAGCCAAGCTCAGAGTTTACATATGCAGTTGCACTAGATCCAAGTATGGGTACAGGCGGAGATAATGCCGCAATCGAAGTATTTGAATTACCTAGTTATGAACAAGTAGCAGAGTGGCAACATAACCAAACAGGCATTCCAGGACAAGTTAGAGTATTAAGTGATATATGTAATTACATTGCTACTGAAACTAAGTCTGATACTAATGTATATTGGAGTGTAGAAAACAATGGTATAGGTGAAGCCGCACTTATTGTTATCAATGACTTTGGTGAAGAAAACATACCAGGACTATTTGTAAGTGAACCTATACGTAAAGGACATGTACGTAAGTTCCGCAAAGGCTTTAATACTACACACGGTACAAAAATTACTGCATGTAGTAGACTTAAAACTATGATAGAAAACGATAAAATGTCTATAACAAGTAAACCTTTATTATCAGAACTAAAAGGATTTGTTGCAACAGGATCAAGTTTCCAAGCAAAATCAGGAATGACAGATGATCTAGTAAGTGCTACATTACTTGCTATAAGAATGATGGCTGTTCTCAAAGACTGGGATCCAAGAGTGTATAATACATTCAATCAAGCCGAACAAGATGAAGATTATGAAGCACCAATGCCGATCTTCATTAGTAGTAACTATTGATAAATACATTTATGCAGAATTTAGACGTAACAGCAGAAGAACTATTTAATAAGATACGTGGACGCTTTCCAAGTATTACAATTGGTGATGCTGAAGGCAATGTAACTAACGAACCTAAACTAGGTAGATACTTTGATTTTGACTTTGTAAATGAAGGTCGTCCAATTGGTAAAGTTAGTGTAAGTCTAGATGAAAAAAGTGTGGCAGTAGTATACGGTGGCGACTTAGTTGCTACTGAGTCTGATATAGCAAAAAAAGGCTGGTACGATTTCTTAAAAGAACTACGCATGTTTGCAAGAAAACGAACACTAGAATTTGACACAAGAGACATAACAAAATCTAATTTAGATCAAAGAGATTACAAATTTTTGGCAAAGAATCGTGACGGGGATAACGGAATGAACGAATCAAAATTATATGGCACATCAAGACAGTCTTATCAAGACTTTGATGGAGCACGTTTAATGATCAAACATACAGAAGGTGTTGATCAAGAAGCCAGTGCAGGACGCACTAGAAAAATTGGCGCAATATATGTTGAAAGCTCAGAAGGTGAAAGATTTAAATATCCTTTCAAACATCTTACTGGTGCAAGAGCAATGGCAAGACATGTATCAGAAGGCGGAGTACCGCATGATGAGTTTGGTAAGCATATTGTAAGTATGTCAGAAGAAATGAATAAACTACGTAAGTTTAAATCTTACATGGGTCGTTCAGCAGTAATGGCAGAAAGCCTTGCAGAGTATGTAGATGTTGTTAAGCAACGTGTAGGTACAATTAAGAAAACACTAGAATCATTACAGAAGCCAGCATATTATAAAGAAACATTTGAAGCATTTGAAACCCCCGTACTTGAAGATGTTCCTACTGATGTTGCTGAAAATTGGATTGATCAACTTACTATTAAACAGTTCAATGAAGAACTATCAGATGTATTCCCCTACATTTATAAATTAGTAAGTGAAGCAAACAAAGCTGAAGAATTAACTGCTGAAGATTTAATGGCAGAAGTAGCAGGACCAGACAAGTGCTGGCCTGGACACAGAAAAGTTGGTACACAAGCAGGTACTGGCAAGAACAAAGGCAAACGTGTAAACAAATGTAAAAAAATTGAAGGTGCAGAAGATCGCGCCCGTTATAATGCAGATGAAACTCCACGTGGTGAGAAGAAGAAAAAAGTTAGTCTTAAAAAAGCACCGTGGGAAAAAGATGACGAAGAAGTAGAAGAGTCAGGCTTACAACGTTACACAGGTATTAAGAAGTACGGCAAAAAAGGTTTTGAAGCATTACAAAAAGCTGGACGTGAAGGTGCAAGCGAAGAAGAAAAAGGCGCAATCAAAGACAAGTATCTAAGTAAAGAAGAAATGGAAATTGAATCAGCGTTTGAAGCAATGATGGGACAGTTTGCTGAAACACCTACTAACGAAGCAGATGAAGGCAAAGTAGGAACTATGGCGTTATTTGTTACTGATCAAGATGGCGGCGAACACGAAGTAGAAGTTCAAGTTAAAATTGTAAATGGTAAGCCAGAGATTGATCCTAATACATTACCTGGACCAGAAGATATGCTTTATTGGGATGATGCTGATATTGAGCAACAAGCAATGGATGCAATGCGCGATGGCGATATTGAGTTTGACGAAGGCAATGCATACGCACACGCTGTAAAGAAAGCCAAAATGAATGGCAAGAAAAAAGGCGATAAGATAGACGGTCCAGACGGCGACGAAATAACACTTGAAAAGGACGAAAAGACACCATTAGGCGAGTTTATACTTTCTTACTACGATAAAGAAGCAGGTGCATTTCCAAAAGGCGAAACAGCAGTACTAACAATGGTAGAAAAAGATTACGGTGAACAGTTTATCAATCCAGCAAAAGCATTTATTGAAAGTGTATATGAAATGACGGAAAGATACAAACAGGCAGAAGATACGAATCCAGAAATGGATAGAATGAAAGAATTAGCCGGTCTAAGATAGATTGGTTATAAGTTTTTCAGGTTTTTCTTTAAAAAAGACTTGACAAGGTAAGTAGTAGAGTGTATTATATATACTGTGCTACAAACAAATAGGCACAAAAGCACATAGGCATAACAATCATATAGGAGGCACAACTATGGCATCATTAGCAGAAATCCGAGCAAAGCTCAAAGAGCAAGAAGCAAACGCTTCAGGTAACCGTAGCGCAGGCGGCGGTGACAACAGCATTTACCCATTTTGGAATATTAAAGAAGGCGAGTCGGCAACGATGAGATTCTTGCCAGATGGCGATGCAGATAACACTTTCTTTTGGAAAGAAAGACTCGTTATTAAACTTCCATTTGCAGGCATTAAAGGTGAAACAGATTCACGCCCTACACAAGTACAAATTCCATGTATGGAAATGTATGGCGAGACATGTAACATTCTTAACGAAGTACGTGGCTGGTTTAAAGATCCAAGTTTAGAAGACATGGGTCGTAAGTATTGGAAAAAGCGTTCGTACATTTTCCAAGGCTTTGTAACGGATAACCCACTAACGGACGATAAAACACCTGAGAATCCAATTCGTAGGTTTATTATTGGTCCACAAATCTTCCAGATCATTAAGCAGGCGCTTATGGATCCAGACATGGAAGAATTGCCAACAGACTACACTGCAGGCGTAGACTTTCGTCTAAACAAAACATCCAAAGGTGGATACGCAGACTACAGCACAAGTAATTGGGCACGTAGAGATCGACCACTAGGTGATGAAGAAATGAATGCAGTTAATACGAACGGTCTGTTTAATTTG